ATGGTGCCCAGAGGCGGAATCGAACCACCGACACGGGGATTTTCAATCCCTAAAAACGGCTCTCGTTAGGACTGTTACCACCATAGACCGGCCGTTTTAGGTGTTTTTCGCGCTTACTTGCAGTCGTTCCCGCTCCTTTGCGTTGACACTTTGTTGACGTTCCAGGGTGGCCAGGGGGTTCTTCTCTACCGCGTCTGCCAGGTGCCGGGGCGCCAGTTTTGCGTACCTCACCGTCATGGTCAGGGTTTGGTGGCCGAGGATGTCTTTCAGTTTGAGGATATTGCCGTCATTCATCACGAAGTGGCTTGCGAAGGTGTGGCGCAGCACGTGGGTCATCTGCCCATCTGGCAGGTGGATCCCGGCGCGCTCCACCGCTCCCCGGAATGCCTGGTGGCAGGTCTGCGGGAACAGGCGGCCGATTCTCGGGCGCCCACGGCGCAGATCATCTTCCAGCTCCGGGGCAATGGGCACAGCCCGCGCCTTGCTGTTCTTGGTCTTAACATAATGGACCTTGCCGTTCCGGATCTGCTCCGCCCGCAGGTTCTCCGCCTCGCCCCAGCGCGCACCCGTGGCCAGGCACAGCCGCGCGACCAACACAACATCCGGATTCTTGGACTCTTCCAGCTCCGCCAGCAACGCGCGGATCTGATCCAGCTCCAGATAGATCAGCTCCGACTCGTCCAGTTTGATTTTGGGTACATCTTTGAGGGGGTTGCCGTGCGGCCAGTTGCGCAGCTTGCCGAGGGTGCCGAATACGGCGGAGAGGTAGGCGTGTTCGTGGTTGAGGTTGTTGGGGGAGACCAGCTTGTCACGCTTCTGCTGCTTTTCGGTGAGGCGGCGGTTGCGGTACCGCAAGAAGTCTTCACCGGAAAATGTACGCGCGACGGGGTTGCCCAGCCGCTTGCAGATCCCGTCCAGCTTTCCCTTGCGCTTGGCGCCATCTTTCAGGGTGTGGCCGTGCAGCGTGTACCAGTCCTCAATCAGATCCTGCAGGCGGCGTTTGTCTTTCGATGGTGGGGTCCAGTCACCCGCAACCGCCTGGGCTTTCTGCAGCTTTTCGTAGCTTTCTGCATCCTTCTTTTTCTCGAAGGTGCGGCGCACACGCTTGCCGCCGCGACCCTCGGGCTGGATATCAACCTGCCATCCGGTTTTTACCTTTTTGATCGCCACAGGCTAACCCTCAGCTGGCCTGCTTGATGTGATCTTCCAGGTAATACCCCTCGGGGATCTGCTTCGCTTCGATCTTGGCGGCAATCAGCCTACATAAGTTTTCCTGGCTATTTTTCAGGTCATCCACATCGATGTAACCCTCATACGTCAGCCAAGGCATGACCTCAGGGAACATTGCCCCAATTTTTGCGAACTCATCCTCAGCCATTCGCACCTTCTGCTGTTCGATGTTTTTCATGCGAACCCAGTCAATTCCCACGATCTCACCAAACTCTTCTCTCGTAAGCCCCATCAGCTCACGAAGTCCCTTCAGGCGTTGCCCAGCTCTTAATTTCATCCCCGTATTCCTTTTCTCTAGTCGGCAATCCACTGCCTACAACTTCCGGTTGTGTACCTCACACAGTGGAGTTTTTACACATTGAGGCATAACAAATCAACTTCAAAGGCTAAGAAATATGCCTGAAGTAGTAAAAATGAGGTGGTGTGGAGGGTTTCGAGCGTAGTTTCTATGCCCGTGAAGATAAAAAAGTGTTGACTAGACCCTTGGGGCGTAAATACTATGCTCGAACACGATTGATGCACTACAACCACGGAGCAATAAAAATGGAACCGCAGCACACATCAGGAACGACTCACCAAAAAACCGCCCCAGTAATGCTTGCCAGCCCGGTAATGACCCGCGAGCGCTTCTCCGAGACCTCCGGCCTGCGCGACGGACAGATCCGCGGACAGATCGACCGCGGCCACCTACCGGTGTTTTTTGTCGGCCGCTTGGCTCTGGTAAACGTCGCCGCACTTACCTGGCCGGATCTGGAATTGCACCCCTGCCCGCTGATGACCAAGGACGCTTTCGCCAAGGCCAGCGGTCTGCGCGAGCAGCAGGTGGTTTCTCAGATCGACCGCGGCAACCTCCCTGTCCGCAAGATCGGCCGCCTGTCGCTGGTCGACGTCTCCGCGCTGGTCAAGCGCTGTATCGCCGAAGCGAACAACGTCATCACCCTTTAATCCCGCGCAGGCAAAGGATTTCCAATGGATTACCACGAGATAAATAAAGCGGTAGTCGAGGCGCTGGAGGGGGACCGTTCTCTGGCTCTCAAGCTCAACACCACCACCAACGTCTACCGAGGCCACTGCCCGGAATGCGAGAAGAAAACCGCATGGATCAGTGCGGAAAAGCCGGTGGTTCTGCGCTGCAACCGCGAAGACAAATGTGGATACCAGGAGCGCGTCAGAGACCGTTACCCGGAAGCATTTGAGAGCTTGTCCAAGCGCTTCCCGTCTACCAACGAAGACCCAAAAGCCACCGCCCGGGCCTATCTTTCCGTTCAGCGCGGATTCCCCACGGCGGATCTGGAAGAGTGTTTCGAACAGGGCTTCTATAAATTGCCGGACGGCACCTGGGCAGAGACTGTGCGCTTCCCCCTGTTTGGCACGGGCCAGAATCACTGGGAACGCATCATCGACAAAGCCCACGTCGACAAGGCCGGGCAGAAAGCGAATTTCAAAGGCGGATACAGAGGCAAACACTGGGCGCCGCCCGGGCAGGAAATCAAACCGATGGAAAAGGTCTTCATTGTTGAAGGCATTTTCCACTGTATCGCCATGCACCTCGCCGGATACAAAGCGGTGAGTGCATTCAGCTGTTCCAATCTCCCACGCGAGCTCATCGAAGCCAACAAGGGGCAGGGCATCATCTGGCACCTGGCCTACGACGACGAGCCCGGTGCGCGCAAGCACATCGCCAAGTACTTCAAAGAGCTGAAGAAGCAGGACGAGACCGTAGAGATCGCACTCACCGGCAGCAGCAAAGACTGGGACGATCTCTACCGGGAAAACCAGCTCACTGAAAAAACCATCGAGCAGTGCATCTGGCGCGGCCGAGTATTTATTGCCGAGAGTCCCCGCCGCAAAGCCTACGCCCTGTACGGTTGGACCCGCTTCAGCAAAACCGTCTTCGAGCACGACGACAACCTCTACTCGGCCAGCTTCTCCCTGGAGAAATTCAACAAGGCCAGCGAAGGCGAGCAGTTCGATTGGGGCTGGAGCTGGGACGCCTTCAACCAGGCGGTGGAAGTCAAAGACATCTGCAACTGCGTACCGGAATTTCTCTACACCGAGACCGACCGGCTAACCGGCGAGCGCCGTTACTTCTTCAACATCCGCAAAGCGCACAGCAACCTGCGCTACCTCGGCGGCTTCTCGCCCAACGCCCTCGGGGATCCACGCGCATTCAGCACCGCCCTCATGAGCAACACCGATGGTGGCTACTTCGAAGGTGGCGCCGGAGACCTGAAGATCCTCAAAGCCCGCTGGATGAACACCAAAGTCACCCGTGTGCAGACCATCCCGCACATCGGCTACGACGAAGACAGCCGCGCCTACATCTTCAATGGCTTCGGTTACCAGCAGGGAAAGCTGATGCTTGCCAACGAAGACGGCTACATCAAACCCGGTGACACCGCCGTAAAAACCACCCTGGAAGATATCAAGGTGGAGCACAGCACCGAGTTCACCGGCGACTGGCTGCAGGACTTCATCAAGGTTTTTCACTACAACGGCGTTGCCGCCCTCGGCTACTTCACCGCCAGCCTGTTCGCCCGTCAGATCAAGGAAAAGCACCAGGCCTTCACCTTCCTAGAAATCACCGGCGAGCCGGACGCGGGTAAATCCACCCTGATTCGCTTCCTGTGGAAACTGCTAGGCCGCGACAACTTCGAAGGCATCGACCTGCTCAGCACCTCCGCGTCCAGTTACGGCCGCCACCTCGGCAAGGTCAGCAACCTGCCGGTGGTCGTGATCGAGAGCGACCGCGAATCCGTCAGCAGCAGTGGCGG